GCGCCTTAGAGTGCACCTACGCTTTTGTTGACATGCTCCCGAGTTTTCTCGCGGCGTTTCCAGGGTGGGTTCCGGAAGGTGCCCATGACGTTAACGTCGTTCCTGGTGGTCAACTATCCTTCGTTCCCAAGGACGCTAAGACCGATCGCCCAATATGCATCGAGCCGCTTCTCAACGGCTTGTATCAAAAAGGTGTCGGCTCTTACTTACGCAAGAGATTGAAATCCTTTGGGATTAATCTCGACGACCAGTCTGTTAACCAAAAGTTGGCAGAACAGGCGTTACGGTGTCACCTTGCAACCGTCGACTTTACGTCGGCGAGTGACACGGTTGCGTATAGGATTGTCTTGGATCTGTTGCCAATTGATTGGTTCCAGTTCCTTGAAGTTGCCCGTAGCCCCTCGTATGTTTACAAGGGTGAATGGTCGAACTTCCAAAAGTTCACCAGCATGGGTAACGCGTACACCTTCGAGTTGGAAACCCTCATCTTTTATGCATTAGCTTACGCGTGCTGCGAGGAGTTGGGTCTCGAGGTTAAAACAGGTGTGAATCTGTCTGTGTACGGGGATGATGTCATCATCCCGCAATCCGCGTTTGACCTCTTCTCCGAGGTCGCTATAGCCTGTGGTTTCGCATTGAATAAAGAGAAGTCCTTCTCCAGTGGACCTTTCTTCGAATCTTGCGGCCATGACTATTTCCTTGGGACCCTTGTTCGTCCTTTCTTGATCAAGAAGCGCCTTAATCGGCTGCTTCCTGCCTTCTATGCTGCCAACACAGTCCGCCGATTGCAAAGTCGGCTCCCAACGTCCACGGGTATCAATTCCCGAGGTTCTCGCAATAGCGTTTTGCACCGTCTTGACGGTGTGCATGCTTGGGTTGTTGGTCGTATTCCTCGCGACTTTCGGGTCGTGGGTCCAGAAGGCTATGGAGACGGTCACCTCATCGGTGAGCTCGACGAGGCGGTCACAAGCCGACCTAGCCGAGTTACCCGCCACCGTCAATTCGACGGTTGGTGGTTCCGTACGTACGCAGAGCTCCCCATCCGGGTTAATCCCGGAGAATGGCCAATGGCGTACGCGCTCTATTTCACTAGAGCGTCCAAAGATATAGAAAG